GCCTGTTCCTGCGTGAGCTGCGCACGAAATTCGATGTTGCATCCTCGGACGACGAGCGCGCGAAGATCAGCCTCGCCGCGCGCTTCGGCCTTGCCGCGCTCGACGGACGCGACCTGTGAGAAGGAGAGAGTATGTCGATCTGGTACAGCCGGCGGAAAAAGGAAGAAAAGTCCCTGCGCCTTGCGGCGGCGGGGAAGTCCGCGTTCTGCTTTGCAGAGCTTCATTACAACGCGCGCAGCCTTGCGCACGCTGCAGGCGTCGCGGCGGAGAGAGCGCTCCGCCTTTATCGCAAAATTGACCGAAAAAGATAAGGAAACAACCGAAAAAGGCCGAAAGGAAGCCCCTTTCGGCCTTTTTGAGAGGATATTAAGTAAGAATTATCTAAGAAGCAAGGACGAAAACCGCGAAAGCCTTGAAAAATCGGGGCTTTCGCGGTTTTCTTGTTACTAATTTGCTACTAACGCGTTACTAACAGGATATAATTGTGCATTCAGTCACGGGCGAATAGAGGGTGAATATCAGGCCACTTTGCGGACGGCGGCGCGCAGGACGGCGATCGTCTCATGCGTGTAATGAGCCGTGATATCGCTGCGGGTGGAGTGGCCCATGAGCCACTTGATGGTGATCTCGTCGACGCCTGCGGCGTGTAGGTTGGTCGAGAACGTGTGGCGGCACCAGTGGGGCGTCGCCTGCGGGGCGTCGATCTTTGCCATAATCACGGCGAAATACTCACGGTAGCGAGCTGCGGGGAGATGAGCACCATCATCGTCACAAAAAATCGTGTCGCCGTTGCGGGCAAGCCAGCGGTCGACATACGGGCGGATCTTCGGGTGGATAGGAACGATACGGTTTCGCCCGGCGTCACTTTTTATGCCGCCCTGTAAATAACCGCCGTCCTCGGGGTGGAAAGAAAAGCGGGTAAGCGTCAAAAACTCGGTAATGCGGAAGCCGGTATAGCAGAGGATCAGGGCGGTATCCGCCCAGGGTTCGCCAGCGGCAGCGAGCTTTTCCAGATTCTTGAGCTGAATATCGGTCAGAGCGCCGCGCGGCTTCTTGGGGTCGACAGACGGCACATCGAGATACCGCGAATAGTCCTTGCCAAGGATGTCGCGCTCCATCGCGTAGGAACACAGCGCTTTGATGAGGATAGAGACGTTATTGATCGTGCTTTGCGAGCGACCGGCCGCCTCGCGCTCGTCGATAAGCTGCTGCCAGTCATCCAGGGTGATGGAGCGAATTTTCCGGTCTGCGTATTGCTTGACGCATTGATTCCATGCGGCCTTGTGAGAGGTGACGCTGGAAGAGCCGGATTTTCGGAAAGTGCGGCTTTTCCAGCCGTCATAGACCTGCTGCAAGGTGGCGTTCATGCGGTCGGCGGTGGGAGCCTTGCCTTCGAGGCGGTTGCGGTTGTACTCGTCGAGCGCAGCCTGGGCGTCGGCGGCTTTTTCGTGGTAAGATAGGGCGCGCTGGACAATGTGTCCGTATTCATCGCGCGCGGAGACGCGGACCATATAGGGGCGGCGGCGATTGCCGGATAGCTTGACGACCGAGCCGCTGCCGTTTGCACGTTTCATATAGCAGCACCTCCTTTTGCTGGGAAACATTGCGGGTGGAACGGCGGGGCAGAATGGTATATACTGTTCTGCGGCGCCGAATACAATCATCGGGAGCTTCTGAGAGGAAAGAGAGGCAAACCATGCCCGACCGACTCGATCAAGAGATCCTTGCAAAGTTCCGCGAGCTTACCCCTGAGAATCAGGAAGCTATTCTTGCTTACTTAGTAGAAGTTCTATTTGGGCCAGCAGCATCTTCTTCTGATCGTCGGTAAGCCGGCGAACCAATTCCATCAAGCGCGCTTCTAATGGGGAAAGACCGTCGACCTTCGGGTCGGCGGTTTTTTCTATTTTCGAGACATCGCCGAATAGAAGCGAGCTTTTCTCAACGTGGAAATAGGCTGCGACACGCTCAACAGCGCCGAGGCGAGGCTCGCGGGTTCCAAGCTCCCACGAAGAAACCGTCTTCGGGGAGACGTCGGCAATGTCTGCGAGATCGCCCTGAGAAAGCCCGCGAGACAGTCGTAAATACTTGATATTTTCTGCAATAGACAATGGAATCACCTCCGTTTACAACACGCAGTGTATACTGAAAGTAGGAAATAGTCAACATAGTAATCAAAAAAATCTACAATTAGTTCTTGACAATCTACTTTAAGTAGACTATAGTTAAGGGCAGAAAGGGGGTGCAGACATGACTTTCTCAGTGAAGCAGGCAAGACGACTGGTCGGTTACACCCAGGTCGAAATGGCTGAAAAGCTCGGTGTCAGTAGGGATACATACAGAAGAATTGAAGCTAAGCCGGAGACTGCGACGATCCTGCAAGGGCAGAAGATCGCGGAGATCACGGGCATTAGCTTTGATTCTATTTTTTTTGCTGTGAAGTCTACTTAAAGTAGATATTTGAGAAAGGTAAAAACAAAGAAAGGAGCGTGAAGCAGATGCAGCGAAGCAAAGAGAAGCACCGCCGAAGCGGGCACTTCGGCGGTGCAGATACAGCAAGGCTGGTCAGACTGCTGGGCACAAATTTCACGGGCCCTGAAACAGCGATTCGATTTCGATACCAACCTCCGCAAGAAGATCAGAGAACAGGCGGAGAAGCCGGTCGCAGGCTTGCTGAGATTCCTGTGCCTTGCCGCGGACCGGCGAAGCGAGCGGCATTTCGATAAGCTGAGAATGAATCGCATCCCGCATTTCGTACACGGCCCAGTAAAGGACCTTGAGCTCCTGCGCCGAAAAATCGGCGGAAGCATTTGCGGGAAGTGCGCGCAGTTTCGCTTTGGCGCTGAGGATCGCAGAAAGATTCTGCGAAACGGCGGAACGCGAAAGAGAACGATCACGCGAGCCGCTTTTGCGAAGAAACGCATAAAGCTCATCTAAAGAATGAATCACAAGGAAGCATTCTTTTTCATTCAGTGGGGATGAGTTCACACTAATCACCTCCTTTCGCCGCCAGTATAGCACGGCGGCGGGACGGTGGCAAGAATCATGCAGAAGCACCGCGCAGGGGCGCGGCAAACAACAGAATGACCACCCTTCTTTCGTGGATGACGACGCGAAAGGAGCGAGAGGCGACGGCACAGGGCAACTAATGAGGGCAACACGCCGCGCCCCTGCGGGGTGCTTCTGCGCACAACATGAAAGGAGAAACGATATGCCGAGAAAAGTGACGGCGGACGTGCCGAGCGAGGGCGACATCCTGCGCTATAACAACGTGCCGGTGGAGCTGGCGGCGAAGTTTATCGGGTGGTCGGACGTGACGATCCGATACGCCTTACAGGAGGAGCGTGCGCCGTTTGGCATTGCGGCGCAGAACCCGAAGACGGGCACGTGGGCCTACAACATCAGTCCGGGGCTACTCATCAAATACAAGAACGGCGAGCTGCAAGCCTACAAGCTCAAGGACCTGTCGCAAATGCTGGCCGACCACGCGGAGCGGATCATCGAAACGCGCGTGGGCACGGTGAGCCAGGCGATCGGAAAAATTTTAGGAGGATGCACGACATGAAAAAGAATCGCACGAGAGAAGACAGAGTGCTGCGTTATGCGGCGGCGCTGCTGCGGCTGACGGTGCTGCTGTGGATCGCGGTACTGCTGCTGTGCCTGCTGGAGCCGGGATGCCTGGCGATGGACGCGGCGGCCGCGGCGGCAGAGACCGACCAGACGGTCACGTGGCTGGCGGCGGTGGGCGCCGGTTGGCTGACGTGGCGCGGAATGGTGCTTGTCCTGAAGCTGGACGAGCCGAGGAGAAAGAGAGCACGCCGCAGATGATGGACGACAAGCGATTTATCGCACCGCAGACGCGGCCGACGCTGTGCTGGTCGTGCGCGCGGGCGTGCGGCGGCTGCTCGTGGACGGCACGAGATCCGAAGACGCACGCGATCCGCTTCGAGCCCGTAGATGGCTGGGAGGCGGAGAAAACGACGATCAACGGCTCAAAGAACGAGCACGGCGAGAAGTGCTACCGCTACACGACCGACAGCTATCGCGTCGTGCGCTGCCCGATGTACGTGCCGGACCGGCGGACGAGAGCCAAAAGCGCCATGCCGGAATGGGCCATGCAGGCCACGAACGCATGAAAAAGGCGGCTGACCGAAGGCACCGGTCAACCGCCACGAAGAAAAACACACATGAAAGGAGATTTTCTTCCCCGCCATTATAGCATGCGGCGGGGAAGAAGTGCAAGGGAAATGAGCGTGATTCAAGACGCCATTGCCGCCATTGAGGGCCAGCAGCCGAAAGAGCGCTCGGCGGTGTGGATGGTGGGTGAGCAGCTGAAAGATATGGTCCGCGGCAACGAGGCCGCGGCGGCACTGCTGCTGACAGACCTGACGCAGAACAAGGAGATGACGCTCGCGGCGGCAGAGAAGAAGATCGCCGAGCGAGCCAAAAAGAACAAGGTCGGCAACTGCGGGTGCGTGACGCCCGCAGAGGCCGAGGACATCCTGCGTGAGTTTTTCGGTCTGCCGGAGCGCGGCACAGCCGCAGCGCCGCAGACGGAGAGGCGCAAGGTCGTGGACCTTGCGGACTTTTTATGAGCCGCCGCACAGACGCCGGATGGGAGAATCTGGCGGACAAGCTGCCGTTCCAGCCATGCGGAGACCTGCAAAACGACGTGCTGGAAGATATCTACGACAACGACGTGCTCGGGACAGGGATAATGCTTTACAGCCGTGAGAGCGTGGAGACCGCAAATCCTATTGCGCAGATCATGGACGCGGAAGACTGGGACCGCTGGGAGAAGTCTCGGAAGCGCCGCTGGGGCGCGCGCTGCACCTGCTCAAACTGCGGAGAAGAGTTTTTTGCGGGCTATGTCAGCGACAGCGGTACGAGTGGCATCGTCCTGCGGCAGGGCGAGGATGGGCAGATTTATGACGGCTACGTCGACAAGGGAGACGACGATGCGCAAATCTTCTTTGACGATGAGACGATCGTTTGCCCGCGCTGCTACCAGAGCGTGGTCGTGACGCGGCGGAGCGAGCTGCGGCAAGGGCGCACGCTTCAAGCGTTGCAAGCCGAAACGCTGAACATTGACGGATATCTCGCGGTGCTCTATTGGATGGTGGCGCGATATCAGGACAACACGGGAACAGACGTCGCGACGTTCTCGCCGCACGCGGCACTGATCGTGGACCGCTGCGGCGTGCTGCGGCGCTTCCGCGCGGTGCGCCACAGTAACGAGGCGCGTGACGTAACGTGGACACCCTGCAAGCAGAGCTGCGACCCGATGCAGCAGCCCTATTACTGCCACGGCGCCGTGAACGGACGGCAGGTCGGCGGCTGGGTATGCGCCTACGGCCCAGAGCTCGGCGGAACGACGGGCGAGAAGACGGCACTGGACAAATACATCGGCACGGGCGGAACCTGGCCGGGGGCGTATCTGCACGTCTGGCGCAAGCACCCGCAGGTGGAAAACCTGATGCGGCAGGGGTTCGGCGATGCGGTGACACAGACCATTGACAACTATCTGAACATGTGCGGCAACTATTCCATGCTGCGCGACGCACCAAATATTCCGTGGGTCGATTGGAGTGAGACGAAGCCGCACCGAATGCTCGGCATGAGCAAGGAAGCCTTCCGCGAGCTGCGCGGGAAGCATTGGAGCGAAGGCACCGCGCGGTGCTGGGCGAGCTACCGAATGCTTGTAAAGAACGCGGACGCGCTGCAATTCGCGCAGGAGGTCGGCAAGCTCGGCCTGAACGACATGGAAAAATTGCTGGGCGCCTATCGGGCCGTCGAGACCGATCTGCACCCGACGCATGTGGTGAAATACCTTGAAAAGCAAAAGCGGCTGAAAGGCGGCGTGCAACTGCTGCTCGATTACCGGCGCGTGCTGCGGGCGCTGTGGCTGGCGGACCAGAACGAAACGCTGTGGCCGCGCGACCTGCAAGCGGCGCACGACCGTGTAATGGAGATGTACGCGGCGCACGAGGGCGTGAAGTACTACTCGGCGGATTTTACGCCGGTCTACATCCGGCTCAAGGCGCTGGAATGGACGGACGGCGAGCTCTGCATCCGTATCCCGCAGGAGGAGCGGGAGCTCATCGACGAAGGGAAGACGCTGCGGCACTGCGTGGGTACCTACGGCAGGACGCATTGCAGCGGCAAGCCGATCTTCTTTGTGCGGCACTACCGCAGGCCAGAGCGAAGCTATTACACGCTGAACATCGACCTGACGCGGGCAATGCCGAAGGAGATCCAGCTGCACGGCTACGGCAACGAACGCCACGGTGAGCGCAAGCAGTATGAGCACGGCATCCCGAAAAAGGTGCGCGACTTCTGCGACAGATGGGAGCGCGAGGTGCTGACGCCGTGGTTCATGGAGGAACAACGCAAAAAGTTCGCTGAAACGAACAAAGTGGACAAGAAAGCGAGGAAAGGCGCATGAGCGAAACAATGGAAATGGCCGTGGTCGGCGAGGTGCGCAGCATCACCGCCATCACGGACGAGATCATCTTTTACAAAAATGTCGGCGGACAGGCCGTCATCGAGATTGGCAAGCGGCTGATCGAGGCAAAAGCACAGCTCAAACACGGGGAATGGCTACCGTGGCTGAGCGAAAAAGTGGAGTTTTCGGAGACGAGCGCGCAGCGATTTATGCAGCTTGCGAGGGAGTACGGAAATACCTCACTGGTGGGGGATTTGGGGACCTCGAAAGCCTTGGTATTACTGGCTTTGCCGGCATCTGAGCGAGAGAATTTCGCGAGCGAAAAACACCTTGTCAACGGGGAGGAAAAGAGCGTTGTGGAGATGAGCAAGCGCGAGCTTGAAGAGGCCGTGCGGCAGCAGAAGATCGCAGAGGCAGAACGCAACGAGGCGCGGCGCGCACTCGAAGCGCAGCGCAAGGAAACGGAAGAAGCGAACGCGAAGGTGCAGGCGGCGCAGGACGCGGCGGACGCCGCCCGCGCCGAGGTGGAAAACGCGCAGGGAACGGCGCTGGCCGCGCAGGAGCGCGCGGCGGAGCTGGAACGGGAATTGAAAGCGCTGCGCGAGAAGCCCGTGGACGTGGCGGTGCAGACCGTGGACGCGAGCGAGGAACAGATCGCGGCGGCGGTGGCGGAAGTGAAGAAGGACGCGGAAGCGGAGAAGACAGAGGCGCTCGGCAAGAAGGCCGAGGAGCTGAAAAAAGCGAAGGACGAGCTGAAAAAGGCGAAGGCCGAGATGGCGGCCGCGGCGGAGGCGCTGAAAAAGGCCGAGGACGAGCGCGCGGCCCTGCGCGAGACACTGGAAAAGGCGAAGAAGAGCGCGGCGGCCATGGACAACAAGGCGCTCGCGGAATTCAGCGTGCTGTTCCGGCAGGCGCAGGAAACCGTGAACCGCATGACGGAGATCGTAGACGAGCTGGACGAGGAAAGCCGGCCGAAGATCTACCGCGCGCTGGGCGCGCTGCGGGACATGATCGCCGAAAAGGCAGGTGAGGGCGCGTGAAGCGCAGCGACTATCTGAAACTCTGCGTGAGCGCGGCGATGCTCACCTATCGCAAGCCGAAGGTGCTGTATGCCGGGATTGAATATTACCCGGAGGGGTACGAAATGCGCTTCGACAAAAGCGGCAAGGCGATCCATACGGCAATTTTGCGCGACTGCGCGAAGAAAAACTGCCTTTTCTACTGCCCGCTGAAGAAGGTGCAGGAAGTAGAAGCATGAGCAAAGCAGTTTTAATCAGTATCCGCCCGAAGTGGTGCGAGAAGATCGTCAACGGCGATAAGACGATCGAGGTGCGCAAGACGCGCCCGAAGATGAACACGCCGTTTAAGTGCTATATCTACTGCACGCTGCCAAAATATCCGCACGAGGACTTCATTGCGACGAACTATCCAAGGCCACAGTTTTACGGCGGCGGTAAGGTCGTCGGGGAGTTTACCTGCGACCGAATCATAGGCGCATGGTGGGACTATGTGCCGGATGCCATTACAAGAGAGGTTGCGGGCGGCAATTTAGAAGCGCTGGACGGAACCGGCATGACGGACGAAGAACTATTCAGCTATGTCGGAGACAGCATGAGAGGCCACTGCTACGGCTGGCACATCTCCGATCTGCGCATCTACGACGAGGCGCGCGAACTGAGCGAGTTTACCGGACTGCGCAATACGAGATTCGGCGCAGCGCCATATGACATCAAGCGCGCGCCGCAGAGCTGGTGCTATGTGGAGGAGGTGCGCGTGCGATGAATAGCATTCAGGCGAGCCAGATCATGGGCGGGAACGGGGCAAAGGCGCGCAAGGCGTCCGATCTGTACCCGACGCCGCCGGAGGTAACGGTGGCGCTGATGCGCTTTCTCAAGCTGCCGGGAGAAACGGTCGTATGGGAACCGGCCCGTGGGCAAGGAGACATGGTACGAGCGCTGGCGGACTGCGGGATGGCTGCCTACGGCACGGATATCCGCGATGGGATAGACTTCCTGACCACTCGACAGCCGGGAAACGCGCCTGCGGCTGACTGGATTATCACGAATCCGCCGTTTTCGCTGGCGGACGAGTTTATCCGCCACGCGGCGGAGATCGGCAAGCCGTTTGCGATACTGCTCAAGGCGCAGTATTGGCACGCGGCGAAGCGGGCGCAGCTCTTCCGCGAGATCCCGCCGAGCTACGTGCTGCCGCTGACGTGGCGGCCGGACTTCCTCTTCAAGGAACGGAACGGCAAAAAGGGCGCGAGCCCGCTCATGGACGTCATGTGGTGCGTGTGGCTGACGCCGCAGATGCAGGGCGTGCAGACAGTATTCAAGCCGCTGATGCGGCCGGAAAAGGAGAAATGAGCATGTTTGCCGGAGAAACGTATAGCTGGGTGCCGACGAGCTGGGAGGGGTCGAACGGGATCGTCTCAGCGCTCGGCAAGAAAGGCGGGGTACACGGGAGAATCGTGTACATCAACGAAAACCATCGGTATTTTACGGCGGAGGCGAACGTCGACGGCGTGGTCATCCGCGAGAGCTTCAAATTTTAAGGAGGGTGCAGACATGTTGAACTATAAGACCAAGGACGGCAAGGTGACGGAACTCGAGGCGCAGGGGTCGCTCGCAGAGCTTTTGAGCGACACAACTTTTCTGGCCCATGCCATTTACGGCATGCTTGCGAGGAGCAACGAAGGATTGGCGAAAGCATTTCAAGCTCATTTTGCACTGCTGGCGGCCGACCCTGAATCACCGATGTGGGAGAACAGCAATCCAAATTGCATCAGCATCGTGCGGCGCGTCAAGCCGAAGGAGGGCAAGAGCGATGACAAGTGACGAGGTTTTGACGGCGCTGCGGTGCTGCGCAAGCGGCAGCTGCGACGGGTGCCCGCTGTGGGACGACGATTTGGAGGACACGACCTGCGCAGACGGCTTGATGGCCGCGGCGGCCGATTTGATCGAATTCCAGCAGCAGGGTCTTGAGGCGCTGACGAAGATGGACGAGGGGCTGAAAAAGCGGGGCGGCACGCTGAAAGAGTTCCTGCGACGCGGCGATGAAGCCGTGCAGGGGCACATGGACCCGACGGGGCCGAGGGGAGAGCCGGGTGTTATAGGAGATGAGGGATGCGGCGGAGACGACCCTGGGCCGAGAGGGCCTATCGGGCCGCGCGTCATAGGGGGCGTTCCAAGATGCCCAGCGTGCGGGTCAAAGAACATCTTTTGGAACGCGGAGAAGGATATTAACACCTGCGCAGACTGCGGGTGGCAGAACAAGGAGGGCAACGGATGACTGACGGAGCAAAAGAGTTACTGCAAAAGGCCAAACAACAAGGCTGGCTGAGCGGGTTTGGTTTTTCTATTCTCATACAAAGGTTACTTGTGTCTGAACACGGCTATGTCATGGACACAGGGAATTGGGAGAACGCAAATGCCGCAGTCGCATTGAGGCTGGCAAGCAACATAGAGAAACACCCGCTGATCTGGAAGCTGCTCTTTATGGTTGCATAGGAGGCGCGGAATGATGGACTACCCCTATTTTTCACTGCGCGATCTGCGCAAGATGGAACGCCTGTTGGCGGTGTCGGACGCGACGTTCGGAAGATATTGCAAACGAACACAGAAGAAGCGGCGCAGGGATGCGCGGCGGAACAGGAGGAAATGATGGTTTCGGACGAGGCGTTGAAAAAGCTGCAAGAGCAGATCGCGGCGTGGCCGATGGAACGGCGATTCGTGGTGCAGCAGCTCATTCGGGATTATTTGAGGAACCGGGAAGACCTGCGCGCATATGAGGCGGCAGGACTGACGGCGGAGGAAGTGTCCACGCTGGTTAAAGACTGGAACGAACTTTGCACTATCGTCGGAGAGTGCGGCGGTATTACCCGAGTAAAGGCGCTGGCCGAGGCCGACAAGGACGGGCGCGTGGTGGCGCTGCCAGTAAAGCCAGTACTTACGCCGATTCTTTCAAGCATGTTGTACATAATCGAGGACGAAGATATCTATGAAGATGCTTTGTATGAAGCTGTTGTTGGGATGTCGGGAAATGGGGAGATGAATGTAGTCTACACGACGCTTTCCGACCAGATAACCTTTGAACAAGCCGACATCGGCAAGACGGTTTTCCTCACCCGCGAGGAGGCGAAGAAAGCATTGGAGGCGACGAAGGAAGGAGCGGAGGAGGCAAAGCGAAATGAATGGTTTACTTGAAAAGCTGCGGCGGGGCGCGATCAGAGCACTCGGCGGATACGTTGAGCAGGTTCCACCGCCGAAACCGCAGGACAGGGCACTCATCAAGGAAGAGCGCTACCGCGTCAGGAAGATCGAGGTGCGGGCGATGCCGTTTGACAACGGGCCGCGCGCAGAGGAGCTTTTGCAGAGGTACAAGAAATACAGCAGCGAGCGGCTGGTGGACATGCTGGCGAAAAAGATGCTGGAAAGCGGGGCAATCCGCATCGAGGAAAGATCGGCGGCGGGGAAATTCGGCGGCAGCGAGCTGTGCGCGACGATTTACGTCGCGATGCCGGAGGCATGAGGAGGAAATGAAGCATGAAACGACTGACGAGCGAAGAGGTCAGAGTGGACGAGAGCGTAGACCGGTATCTCGGCCCGCTCGTCGACCTCACGAACATGAAGCCGAAGCTGCTGGACCTGATTCTGAACGGTCCGGTGCTGAACGGTGTATCGAAGGATGTACTGCGGCAGATCATTCGGCAGCTTTACAGCGCGCTCGCCCCCTATGAGGACACGGGCATAACGGCGGAAGATATCATGGCGACGGCCTCGCTCCCGATGTTTGTCAAGGTGGCCTCGGCGGCGTTGGGCACCACGCCCGACCACCTGCGCGAGCTGGTTGACGCCGACAAAGAAGGACGCACGGTGACGGTACCGTACTGCAAGAACTGCGAGTACGGGGAGGCTTACGACCGGACGGACGGCAAAAAGGGAATATATTGCCACTGCCCGCGCTCGATCCTCCATTACGGAAACGGCAGCATTTTCACGCCCGTGCGGGAAAACCTCGATTTTTGCAGTTACGGCAAGCCAAGGGAGGGCTGACGGATGGTGCGGGTATTTTGTGACCGGTGCGGGCGGGTCATCACGGGGATGAGCGCGCACGAGCGCGTGAGCGTGACGGCGAGCGGTGCAGGCGGCGGGGAGATCGCGAAGCTCGACTTCTGCACATACTGCGCGGACTGGGCCATCAACACGCTGATGCGGCGGACGATGCTCGGCGCGGGCGAGAAAAAGGGCGCGAAGGCGGACAAGCCCGCGCCCATCGCGCCGCCGAAGAGCGAAAAGGACGGCCTTGCGTGGACGGCGGGACAAGACAAACAAGCGGCCGCGGAAGCACAGCCGCCAGAGCCGCTCCCGACGCTGAGCGTCAAGGGCTACGGCGCGGCGGAGAAGCGGAAAATCTTCGACGCGCTGGTGCGCTACAAGGTGCGGACCGGCCCGGGGTGGACAGAGCGCGTGAGCAAGGCCTGCGGCGGGGACGTGAGCCGCGAGACGCTGCGCGCGATCGTCGTGGACGGGCTGATGGTCGACATCCACGTGTGGCGCGTCATTGAGCGCGGGCTCAGCGACCTGGGCGCGATGGAGAAAAAGGCATGAAGGTGACGTTTATTTTACAGGCCGACGTGCCGGAGAGCGCCGTTCAGGGCATCAAGGAGCGCGCGGCGATGGACCTTGAGCGCTACGGCGACGTGAAGGTCGTGAAGATCCTCGTCGAGAAGCCGCGCGAGCACGAGCAGTTACATCTTTAATCACGCCTGCGGGCGAAAAAGAAAGGAAACAGAACCATGAAACAGTACATCGGAACGAAACTTATCGAGGCAGTACCGGCTATCCGCAAGGGCGGCGAAGTTTACGAGAAGACCCAGCCCATCCCAAGAAGCATGGAGCCCGAGGAAGACGGCTATAAGGTCCGCTACCCTGACGGATACGAATCTTTCAGTCCAAAGCAGGTATTTGAAGAGGCGTATCGCCCGACTGACGGTATGAGCTTCGGTCTCGCCATCGAGGCGGCGAAGAAGGGCATGAAGATCGCCCGCGCAGGCTGGAACGGCAAGAACCAGCATGTCGAACTTGCTTGCTGCATCAGCTATTTGACGAAGGGAGGGTTCCACGTCAATGTGAATCACAACGCCATCGGAAACAATGCGCTGGCCTTTGTTGGTACGAGCGGCGTGCAGCTCGGCTGGCTCGCCTCTCAGGCGGATATGCTGGCCGACGACTGGATGATCGTGGAGGGCTGAGCGATGCAGAAGATCAACATTAAGAAGTACACGAAGGAGCAGATGCTCAAGATGCTCGAGGAAGCGGCGGAAAAGCAGGAAGCGGCGGAAGCCGAGGCGGCGGCACATTTTAAGGACGGCGTAAAACTGGCCGAGGAAAATGAAAAGCTGCGCGGAGAGATCGGCGCGCTGACGGAAAAGCTCGAGGCGAATGAAAAGGCGCTGGAAGAGGTCACCGCGAAGTATAAGAGCGCGGACCATTCGGCGGCGATGCTGCGGTCGCGTATCGATGAGGCAGAGAAGATGCGCGACCAGGCGCTCGAGGCGCACGGCGAGGACATGAAGGCCATCGAGAAGGCAAAGAACGAAAGCCGCGAGCTGGCAAAGCAGCTCGGCGAGCGCATGGTGGAGCTCAAGGCCGCGGAAGAGAACGCGCGCGCGACTGCGGTAGAGATGAACAGCGTCAGGGCGCAGCTGAGCGAGGCGGAGACGCACGCGAAGCGCAAGGAAGAGCTGCTGTGCGGGGCGCTGCACGCGATCAAGACCGAGAGAAGCATCAAGGAGGACTATCACGAAAGCCTCAAGTGGTGCATGGCGCATCCGTGGCGCAACGTGTGGCGCTGCGTGAAAGAGTATTTCCGCTTCTGACGGACAAAGAGCGGGAGAGGAGGGGAGAGAGCGATGTTCCGATACAAAAAGAGCGTGCCGGTGAGCTATGAGAGACAGGGATACATCTATTTTTCATCGCTGCTGTATCGAGAGATGCCGGAGAAGGCGCAGCGGAAGATCCTCAACCTGTGTATGGAGTGCGGCGGCGGGGACTACTACCGGGCACTCTTCGAATTCGTGACGACGGACGCGAACGCGACGTACATCTGCATGAAGCACAGCCTCTCCCGCTCGACGCTCGAGCGGATCGTGCGGAAGTATTACGAGGGCTTCCCGCGGAGACTGTGACAGGGCTTCGGCCCTGTGTGCGCTGCCGCCGAAAGGGCGCGACGGCGCACAGAAGGCCGAACACACATTAAATAGATTAACGATAACGCGCGCGTGCGCGTTATCGGGGTTCCTTGAGCGCTGAGTTTAGAACCATCTTCCCCAAATGGCGAAAATGGCGATGGAGGACGAAAGCATGACAGAGGGCTACTGGGTCATCCGAACGTACACGGCGGGCGCCGTGGGCGAAAAAATCAAATACTGGGTGCCGGGCGAGAAGCCGACGCGATCGCAGCGAAAGCTCAAAAGCGACATCAAGCAGCAGCAGCGGAATGAAGCGAACGCGGAAAAGCATCTGGCTCGATTGCTGAATGAAAATTTCAGCTGCGCAGATCACCTGATGCGCCTGAGCTATGCGGACGAAGCCTTTGCAAAGCTCGGCGGCGGGACGGAGGACCCCGAAACGATCTGGAAGAATGCGAACCGGCAGCTCAAGCTATGGCTGAGAAGAACGAGGCGCGCCTGCAAAGCGGCAGGGGTGCCGTTCCGCTATGTGCCAGTGACGGCAGATTTGGACGGCAAGACGGGCGAATATGTGCGCGTGCATCATCACGTGGTCGTCAACGCGGAGGCGATGGAGATCGCGCGCAGCAAGTGGACGGCGGGCGGGACGCACTGCGAGCACCTGTATGATGAGGTGGATTACCTCGGCCTTGCGCACTACCTGCTCGTTCAGGTGCGCTACGTGCCGGACGAGAAAAAATACTGCCCGAGCCGCAACCTGACGCTGCCGCAGCCGAAAGATCGCGCGGCGCTGTCGGGCGCTGAATTGAGCGTGCCGCGCGGCGGGCAGCTGCTATTCCGTGCCGGATGGGCGCCAGGCATGCCGCAGTACATACGCTACATTCTGCCAGAGGTGGGCAAGATCAGAAAAGAACGCTCATCGAGAGCGAAACGGGAATAACAAAACAGAAAATGCAACACGACGACGCGCGCGGGGGAGCCTGGGCGCGCTGCGTGCATGCTCTCGCGCGTGCGCGTGCGAGGAAAAGCCGCAAGCCCTGATTTGACAAGGGTTTGCGGCTCTTTTTTGCCCTCAAAAAGTTGACGGTTCGTGACCTGTTGCATTTGCTACACTTTTTGAAAACAAGGCAAGCGCGCCGAGGGGAGGGGTGCGGATGGCGCGGCAGAAGAAATACACGGCGGCAACGCTGGGCAAGGCCTGCGAGCGCTATTTCGCAGCGATCACGCGGCGCGTGAAGGTCACGGAAATGGTGGACAGCGGCAAGCGCGACGACAAGGGCCATGTGATCCTCATCCCCGTGCCGGTGAAAAACACGCTGGGCGAAGAGGTCGAGGTGACGGAGTACATCATCCCGCCGAGCATGCACGAGCTGTGCACCTTTCTTCGCATCGACCGGGCGACGTGGAGCCGGTACATGGGCGAGAGCGAGGAATTCGCGGCCGTCGGCGAGCAGGTGCGCGAGCGCATGAAGGCCTGGAACGAGCACGAGATGCTGACGCGGCCGGGCAAGGACCTGAAAGGAATCCTCTTCAACCTGACGAACAACTACGGCTACAGCGAGAAGAAAGAGGTCGAGCTCGGCGAGCGGGCGACAAAGACCGTGACGGCGGCGAGCATCCCGCTCGAGGAGCGGCAAGCGATGCTGCGCGAGCTGATGCAGGAGTTTGAGCACGATGGCGGCGACGAAGACGCGGACCTATGAGCGAGAGCTTGAGGTGGCGCTGTGGTGGCGGGACTTCCGCGCGACGAACAACGCGCACTTCCTGCCGCTGCTGTTCGACCGGCACCGCTACCTCGTCCTGAAAGGCGGCGGCGGAAGCGGCAAGTCGATCTTCGCGGGGCGCAAGGTGCTCGAGCGCGTGACGAGCGAGCCGGGGCACCGCTGGCTCGTATGCCGAAAGGTGGCGAAGACGCTGCGCGAGAGCTGCTTTGAGCAGCTGTGCGGGCAGATCTCGGACTACTACCCGGAGAGCGGCGCGAAGGTCAACAAGAGCGACATGAGCATCACGTTCGCAAACGGGAGCAAGATCCTCTTCGCCGGACTCGACGACCCGGAAAAGCTCAAGTCCATTTACGACATCACGGGAATCTGGATCGAAGAAGCAAGCGAGCTGGAGAAGAAGGACTTCGATCAGCTGGACATTCGACTGAGAACGAACTTCCCCTACTACCTGCAAATGATCCTGACGTTCAACCCGATCAGCATCACACATTGGCTGAAAAAGCGGTTTTTCGACCGCAAGGACCCGCGCGCGACGGTGCACGAGAGCACGTATCTCGACAACCGCTTTCTGACGGCGGAGGCCATCACGACGCTCGAGGCCTTCAAAGAGACGGACGAGTACTACTACCAGGTCTACTGCCTCGGCCAGTGGGGCGTGACGGGCAAGACGGTATTCGACGCGAAGAAAGTGAGCGAGCGGCTGCTCATCGTCGAGCGGGCGAAGAAGCCGAGGCGCGGCTATTTCGAAAACGTCGTCAAGGAAGACGGCGTACACCTCGAGAGCTGGGCGTGGGTGGACGATCCGGACGGCGCGGTGACGATCTACGAAGATGCCGTCCCCGGCCGGCCGTATGTCATCGGCGGCGACACGGCGGGCGACGGCAGCGATTATTTCGTGGGGCAGGTGCTCGACAACATCACGGGCAAGCAGGTCTGCACGCTGCGACACCAGTACGACGAGGACACGTATGCGCGGCAGATGTACTGCCTCGGCAAGTACTACAACGACGCGCTGCTCGCCATCGAGACGAACTTCTCGACGTACCCGACGAAGCTGCTCGACCTGATGGGCTACCGCAACCTGTATGTGCGCGAGGTGGAGGACGACTTCACAGGCAAGATCAAGCACGCCTTCGGCTTCCAGACGAACCGGCTGACGAGACCGGTGATCCTGTCTGAGCTCATCCGCATTTTGCGCGAGAGCATGAGCACGGTGAACGACCGCGACACTCTGCTCGAGATGCTGACATTCGTGCGGCGGGAGAAAGACTTGCAGGGTGAGGCCGAGCCGGGCGCGCACGACGACTGCGTGATGGCGTTAGCGATCGCGCACTATGCGCGGCCGCAGCAGACGATGGAAATTAAGACCGCCGGCAGCACGAAGAAAACGCGCTGGACGGCGGACATGTGGGAGGACTACAACAGCGCGAGCGAGACCGAGCGGGCAGAAATGCTGGCACTCTGGGGCGAGCCGCGATGAGAGGGAGAAAAGACATGGAAGAAAAAGCAAAGACAAGCACGATCAGCGAGGAGCTGCGCGAGTGGCAGGCGCGCCTCAATGAGAGCGACGCCAAGTGGTCGAAAGAAGTCGAAAAAATGAACGAGCGCGAGGCGGTCTACAACGGGGACCGCACGATGCAGCCGCTCGTCCCCGGCGACACGCACCGCGACGGCACGCTGAAAAAGACAAGCCACGTGCGCAACATCACGTTCGAGAACATCGAAAGCCAGGTATCGAGCAGCATTCCGCAGCCGAAGGTGACGCCGCGGCGCAAGAAGGACGAGCACCTGGCCGACGTGATCGAGCACTTTCTGCGCAACGAGCTCGACCGGCTCCCGTTTGAGGCGCTGAACGATCTAGCCGAGCGCACGGTGCCCATTCAGGGCGGCGTGGGCTTTTTGGTCGAATGGGACAACACGAAGCGCACGAGCACGACCGTCGGCGAGGTGAACGTGACGCTCATCCACCCGCAGCAGTTCGCGCCGCAGCCGAACGTCTACACGGGCATTGCCGACATGGATTATTTCATTGTCAAGGTGCCGACGACGAAGGGCTACGTCGAGCGCCGCTACGGCGTGCTGCTTGAAAACGAGGGCGAGAGCGAGCCGGATGTCCGCGGCGGAGACGGCTCCACAAGCAACCGAAACCTGACGCTTTACATCGGCTACAAGCTCAACGAGCGCGGCGGCATCGACCGCTACACGTGGGTGAACGACACAGAGCTTGAAAACCTCAAGGACTATCAGGCACGCAGGCAGCCGGTGTGCAAGAGCTGCGGCAAGGTAAAGCCGCTGCCGGGGCAGGAGGTAAACGGCACGGCCTACTCAGGCGGTGCGTGCCCGTGGTGCGGCGGCAAGGACTGGGAGAGCAAGACGCAGGACTTCGAAGAGCTCTATGCGCCGGTACAGCGCAGCGACGGCACGTTTGTCGGCGGGATGCAGGAAACGCTCGACGAAAACGGCCTGCCGATTCAGGCGCCGGTGCGCATCCCGTATTACCGGCCGGACCGCTACCCGATCATCTTGCAGCGCAGCGTGAGCGTCTTCGGCCAGCTGCTCGGAAACAGCGATGTTGACATGATCCGCGACCAGCAGAACACGAGCAACCGCATCGAGCAGAAGATCATCGACCGACTGATGAAGGCCGGCACGCGCATCACGCTCCCCGACCGGGTGGACCTGCGCACCGATCCCGAGGACGGCGAGCGCTGGTACATCGGAAAGCCGAGCGACAAAAGCCTCATCGACGTCTACGATTTTTCGGGCAATTTGCAGTACGAGCTCACGTATCTCGCGCAGGTGTACGAAGAGGCGCGGCAGATCATCGGCATCACGGACAGCTTTCAGGGAAGGCAGGACACGACCGCAACGAGCGGCAAGGCGAAGGAATTCTCGGCCGCGCAGGCGGCGGGACGCCTTGAAAGCAAGCGCGTGATGAAGAACGCGGCCTACGCTGAGCTCTTCGAAACGATGTTCAAATTCTGGCTGGCGTACTCGGACGAGCCGCGGCCGGTGACGTATAAGGACAGCACGGGCGAGACGATGTACGAGGAGTTCAACCGCTATGACTTCCTCGAAGAGGGCGAAGACGGAGAGCTGCACTGGAACGATCAGTTCCTTTTCTCGTGCGACACGAGCGCACCGCTGGCGAGCAACCGCGAGGCGATGTGGCAGGAGACGCGGCAGAACCTTGAGGGTAGGGCCTTCGGCGACCCGACAGACCTCGAAACGCTCATTTTGTTCTGGGCGAAGATGGAGGAGCTGCACTATCCCGGCGCGGCGCAGACGAAAAAGCACCTGGAAGAAAAGGCACAGCGGCAAGAAGAAATGGCCGCGCAGCAGGCGGCGCAGCAGGCGGCCATGCAGGGCGATATGCCGGGCGGCGGCGCAGCGGTGCCGGATGAGCTGGCCGCGGCGATCGACGCGCAGGCACAGCAGGACGCCATGAACGCCGTGAGCGGGCAGGCGGAAGGGCTTTACACGCCGCAGTAAGAAAGGCTAAAGGCGCGAAAGATGACGCGCAGAGCATATGCCCCCGTAAAGGGGACGCCGCATCCGTAAGGCAGCAGAGCTGCCAACGGCTGCGCAGCCGCAGGGCAACAGCGGGAAAATGCCGAATCCGAAGGAAAGGAGGACACGGGCATGAGCGATAAGAGCGGTTACGTCGGCAGAATCAAGAACGGCGGCACGCAGGTCGTGAAAGCGCCGAACCAGCAGACCGACGCGAAGAAGGGCGTTATTCATACCGGCTCCGATTTGAGAACCGGCAAGAAGTAAGGCAAGCGGAAGCGCTTTGCATGATTACCCCCGCAAGGGGACGCCGCACGCGCAAGGCGGCGGCTATTCGCAGGGCGATAGCGGGAACATGCCAGAGAGGAAGAGAACATGGAATTCACGGAAAAAGACGTCTTTGAAGCGATGGGCCTGACGGTGCCGCCTGACGAGGCAGGCACGCAGCAGGAGCCCACAGGCGCAAACGAGCCGGGCGCCGCTGCCCCGGCCGCAGAAGAGACCAACGGCACGCCGGAGGGCGGCGATACCGGCACGACGGGCGGCGAGGGCGCAGAGGGCGCCGTAACCGCTCTCGAGGGCCAGGACGGCGCGGAAGGCGCAGAAGACAACAACGATGCGGAGGGCGCGAAGAAGGAGCAGACCCCCGATGAGCGCAGAGCTCATGCGGCGGCGCGGCGCAGAGCCGAGCAGCAGGCCGCGGTGGACGCGGCGCTCAAGGCGCAGAGCGAGAAGATGGCCGCGGAGTGGAAGGATTTTTTCGCAAATGCGGGGCTCAAGAACACGATCACGGGCGAGCCCATCGCGACGAAGGAGCAGTTTGACGAATGGTCAAAGTCCTTCAAGCAGCAGAAGCTCGAAAGCGACCTCAAGGCCGGGAAGCTGACGCAGGAATCTCTCAATGAGGCGATCAGCGAGAATCCTGTCGTCAAGCAGGCAGCCGAGATCGTGGCGGCGCATGAGCGCGAGCAGGCCGCGGCAGAGCAGGAGAAAATGCAGCGCGCCATCGACGAGCAGATCAAGAAGATCCACGCGCTCGAGCCCGAGGTGAACGGCGTGGAGGACCTTTTGAAACTGCCGGAGAGCGAGGCATTCTACGAGAACGTGAAGCGCGGCATGTCGTTTTACGACGCCTACCTCATCTCGACGCGCGAGCGGCGCGAGAAGGCGCTGGCCGAGGCGGCGAGAGCGCAGGCCTTGACGGGTCAGAGGGGCAAGGATCACCTGACCGGCGCGGCGGCATCCCGCGGCGCGGGCGGCAAGGTCGTGACGAGCGAAGAGCTGGCGAGCTTCCGCATCTTCAATCCCACGGCGACGGACGAAGAGATCCGCACGTGGATCGAGAAGAACAGAAACTAACGAGACAAGGAGGAACGCAATGTTTATTCCCATCAAATCGACGGACGGGGCAATGACCCCGTTTGAGTACATCGAAGCGGCGGCGGGCACGTATCAGGTCGGCCAACTGCTGGGCGTGACGGACGGCAAGCTGGCGGCGATCGCTGCCGACCAGGCGACCACGCCGCCCTATGTGTGCATGCAGAGCGGCACGGTGGCCGCGGGCGAGCTGCTGGCGGTGACGCGCGTGCAGGGCAAGTACACCTTTGAAACCGAGCTCGCGGCGGCCGCAGCGGCCGTGAAGGTCGGCACCAAGATCCAGGTGGCGAGCGGCGGTCTCAAGGCAAAGTACGTCACAGGCGCATCGGACGCAGCGGTGCCCGGCACGTTCGAGGTCGTGAGCCTTGAGGGCACGGCAACGGGCAGCATGATCCGCGGCCGCTTTGTCTAAGGAAAACGGAAGAGAGGAGAGAAAGTAAGCAATGAAAATCATTTTTTCGGAATCGAGCAACCTGAACAACAGCGTTTACGGCAACTGCCAGGCGCCGATCAAGATGTTCCTTGAAAAGCGCGGCGAGGAATTTGAGCAGAACAGCGTGCTGAAGAACCTGTTCCTGATGGGTTCTTCCAAGAACTACGGCGACGTGATGACCACGCTGACGGCCATGAGCGGCTTTGAGCCCGTGGGCGAGAATGGCGCTTATCCGCTGGACGGCATGCAGGAGGGCTACCAGAAGTTCCTCAAGTACCAGACGTGGAAGGACTCTTTCAGCGTGTCCAAGGAGATGATCGAGGACGGCAAGCTGCTCGACATGCGCAAGCAGCCTGCGGCCTTTATGACCTCTTACAAGCGCACGCGCGAGCTTTTCGGCGCGGCGCTGTACGGCGCGGCCATGATGGGCAACGGCAGCGTGACCTTCAAGGGCGTCAAGTTCGACCTGACGGGCGCGGACGGCAGCAACCTGTTCGCCAAGAAGCACGTGCCCAAGGTGAGCGGCGACAAGCAGTGCAACTGCTTCAAGGATGCGTTCAGCGTGGACACGCTGGGCAAGCTCGAGACCAAGATGCACCTGTTCCGCGGCGACAACGACGAGATCCTTGACGTGGCCCCCGACACGATCCTCATCCCCGAGAACGCCGACCTCAAGAAGGCGGTATTCGCGGCCATCGGCGCGGACAAGGACCCCGTGAGCGCGAACAACGCCTTCAACTATCAGTACGGCCGCTGGAACGTCATCGTGTGGCCGTACCTGAACCACTACATCACAAACGGCGTTTCCCCGTGGGTGCTGCTGGACAGCAAGTACAACGAGACCTACGGCGGCGCGGTGTGGAATGACCGCATCCAGCTTGAGGCGCGCTCGACCATCGACGAGAACACCGACGCGAACGTCTGGCGCGGCCGCAGCCGCTTCAACGCGTGCTTCAACGACTGGCGCTTTGCCGCCATCGGCGGTATCGCGGCGGGCAACTCGCTCTAAGCTAAATAGCCAAGGCGGGCGTGGGACAAGACCCGCGCCCGCCTTTATCCATCATTGAGAGAGGAGAGAAGAATATGACGCCGAGAAAAGCGATGCAGCACGCCGACACGGCGAAGCCGAACGCCTTTCCCGAAGAGGAAAAATTCGAATGGCTCAAGGCGCTCGAGGGCAGGATCGCGGCGGACGTGCTGCTGGCGACGCCGGAAGAGCTCGAGCAGATCATGGCGACCGGCTATCCGGACGGCATGGACGAAGAGCTGCTGGTGAAGGCCCCGCACGATGAGCTGTACGTGCTGTACCTCAAGGCGAAGATCGATGCGGAGAACGGCGAGTACAGCCGCTACGCCGATTCGAGCCAGCTCTATAACGAGGCCTACGGCAACTTTGCCCGATACTGGGGCAGGACGCACGAACCGGCGCAGGGCTACGAGAGGGGGTACGAGATCGTATGAGAGAGATCGAAGTGCGCGAGCTGCCGTATCTGCCGCTGGGCCATCAGGGCGAGAACGAGGCGCAGAGGATCGTCTGGTGCGGCCTTGCGGACAGTTGGGCGCGGCTGTACGGCGAGGGCGTCTTCGCGCTGACGGTGCTGCGTGAGGGCGACAGCGCGCCGTATCCCGCGAGCCTTAAGAGCGAGAACGGTGACGTGATCTGGACGCTGAGCAGCGCCGACACCGCAAAGGCGGGCGAGGGGATGGCCGAGCTCGCCTACACCGTGGGCGGCGCGATCGCCAAGAGCCGGACGTGGCGCACGGTGGTTGAGCCGTCGCTGAGCGCAAACGGCACGACCAAGCCGCCTCCGGCCTATCAAAGCTGGGTCGACGAGGTTTTGCAGGCGGCGGCGGATGCGGAGACGGCGGTTTCTAAGATGCCATACGTGGACAGCACGACCGGACACTGGTTCAAGTGGGACGCCACGGCGGGCGCTTTTGCCGACACGGGCGTTGCCGCGACCGGACCGCAGGGCGACACCGGCCCCAAGGGCGACACCGGAGAACAAGGGCCTAAGGGCGACACAGGCGCGACCGGTCCCAAAGGCGACACAGGCGCGACCGGCGCACAGGGCCCCAAGGGAGAGACCGGCGCAACCGGCGCGACGGGGCCGCAGGGCCCCAAAGGCGAAACCGGCGCGCGCGGCCCGCAGGGGGAGCAGGGCATTCAAGGCGAGACCGGCCCCGCTGGCCCGCAGGGCGCAAAGGGAGACAAGGGCGATGCCTTTACCTATTCCGACTTTACTGCGGCACAGCTCGCCGCGCTGAAAGGCGGCAAGGGCGATACCGGCCCCCAAGGAGAGAAAGGTGACACCGGCGCGACCGGACCGACCGGCCCCGAAGGTCCGCGCGGTCCGCAGGGCGAACAGGGCCCGCAGGGGCAGACCGGCCCGCAAGGCGAGCAGGGCCCCGCTGGACCCAAGGGGGAGACCGGCAGCGGCTTCCGCGTGCTGGGCTACTACGCGAGCAAGGCGGCGCTGGACGCGGCCAAGAAAGCGACGGCAGCGGCGGGCGACGCCTACGGCGTGGGCACGGCAGAGCCCTACGACATCTACATTTTCGACGGCATTACCGGCGAGTTCATCAACAACGGCCCCTTGCAGGGCGCGAAAGGTGACACGGGGCCTACCGGCCCGCAGGGACCGAAAGGCGATCCCGGCGAGACTGGCCCTCAAGGCCCTGCCGGTGCGGATGGAGCCAAGGGCGCAGACGGTGCCGCCGGTAAGGACGGCGTGACGTTCACGCCGAGCATGAGCGACGACGGCGACCTGTCGTGGACGAACGACGGCGGCAAGGCGAATCCGCAGACCGTGAACCTCAAGGGCCCGAAGGGCGACACGGGCGCGCAGGGCCCCGCCGGGGCTGACGGCGCGAAGGGAGATACCGGCCCAGAGGGGCCAAGGGGTCCGCAGGGCGAACAGGGCCCGCAGGGCAAGACTGGTCCGCAAGGTGAAACCGGCCCGCAAGGCCTGACGGGTCCGCGAGGCCCCGCCGGGGCGGATGGTGCGAAAGGCGCGGACGGCGCAAAAGGCGCGACCTTTACGCCCGCTGTGTCCGCGGCGGGAGACCTGAGCTGGACGAACGACGGCGGGCTCAGCAACCCCGCGACGGTCAACATCAAAGGCCCCAAGGGAGACCAGGGTGAAAAGGGCGAGCAGGGCGAGAAAGGCGCAACCGGCGCGACCGGCCCGCAGGGCCCCGCAGGCCCCGTCAATGTCCCCTCCACCACCAAGCCGATCAAGGGCAATGGCTCGGGCGGGCTTGTTGCTGCTACCCCTGAGACGGACTACGCATCCCCCGTGTTCATGCGCAAGGTGACGTTGCCGGCCGCAAGCTGGAATTCCAGCACTAAGCAGCAGGTCGTGACCGTGCCCGGTGTGCTGGCCGACACGACGGCGCAGTGTATCTATCCCGCGCCGGTCGACACGAGCTATGACAGCGCGTGGAACAGCTGCGGCGTGCTGTGCGTGGCGCAGGCTGCAAATTCCCTGACGTTCCAGTGCAGCGAGGTCCCGACGAGCGCCATCGAGGTCTATGTGACGGTTATCACGCTGAGTTATAAGGGGTGAGCGGGATGATCTTTAACAGGCCGAGGTCCAAAGCAAAACCGACGACCGCTGACGTTACCTTGTTGGGTACGTTCTCCACAGTGGAAGGCGTCCCGGAGAATTGCTGTGTGGTCATTGATGGGACGACTTATGTAACACCGCAAACGATTACCGTGCCAATCGGGACGGAAATAGAGGTACATGTGCGCGGAAACTCAAAGGCAAATACGTACATCAAGTTTAACGGTGCAAAGGTTGCTTCCGGAGCAAATACGACAGATTTGGGGCATGTTTACACCTTTAACGTGACCGCCAAAACGGCGATTGAGGGGTATTACGGAGCAACGGGTCCATTTTATATGGGACACATCTCAATTACTATGCCGTGGGACGGCAGCACCAATAGCTAAGTGACAGAAAGGAGCAACACATGAACACCATCCGAAACGCCCTCAGATATATATATATATATATCGGCTGAACCTTGCGAAAGCGGGGTGGGCGTATGATCGTCAATCCCGTGAGGTATGCGAGCGGAAATGCAGCAAAACCCGTAACCGTAACTATGACCGTAAGCGGCAATACAAACTTTTATTATTTCAACCAAGACGGAGAGATAACCAAGACAAACGACTTTGGGACTGTGCAAATAAATACGCTTGCAGATTCAATGATTGTAACATATGGATACACCCCCAGGGATGTAATAAATGCCACTCGCAAAGAGACAGTAATAAGCGGAGACTGTTATATCTATCAGGTCGACGCCTGACCTCTAAGGAGGTGGAGGCATGATTGTGAATCCGACCACCTTCAAAAGCGGCGGAGAAAAGGACGAATACCAAGTAGAACTGAGCGGGAGCAATGTCAACGTAACCATTGACGGGAGAACGTATACCAGTGCACAAACAATTACAGTCCCCGCAGGAACGTGGTGTGACGCAAAGTATTTGAGAGCCAATGACGTGAATGCAGCGGTTTCATTTAATGGGGAGACTCCGTTGTTTAAATCTGCGTCATCCTCAAACAATTATTCGATAGACTATAAATTCCCTGTATTCCGGGATTGCAAAATTGTCATGGAGAAACCGAGCGGTTTCGGAAATAACGACTATATCCGTATTACTACATTCTGATCTCATCACAAAGGAGGCCAATATGGCAGAATTTATCAAAGTGAACGGGCAGGAGTATCCTGCCACGTGCATCTACAACTACAAAGACCGCAACTGGGACATGCGCGAGACACAGACGGTGCATCTCACCATGCCTTACGCGCAGGCGGCGGCGCTGCTGACAAGCGGCGTACCGTGGAGCAACGTCTTCCGCGAAACAAAGGACGTGCTGGATGCTGACCGCAACCCCACGGGCCAGACCGAGGAGGTCGTGACTGAGGAGGACATGAGCGCGTACAGCCTGAGCGGGTCCATCACCGACCACCGCGACGGCACGGTGAGTATCAAGATGGGCAAGCCCACGGAAACCGAAAGCGCCAAAGCGACCGTCACCGCCCTTGCGGGTGAGCCGGTCACATACGCCCGCGCGGTGAAGCTGCGCCCCATTATCGAGCAGGCAGCGGTCAGCCTGAGCGACGGCGAGGCGGCAAGCGTGCCGGAACTCATCACGGCATGGGCGTATCCCGTTGATTACGCCGAGGGCGACCGCAGGAGCTACGGCGGCAAGGTGTACAAGTGCCGTCAGGGCCATACCTCGCGAGCCGACTGGACGCCGGACAAGACCCCGGCCCTCTGGGCGGTCGTAGACGCCGCCCACGCAGGCACGCAGGACGACCCCATCCCCGCAGCGCGCGGCATGGAATATGAGTACGGCAAGTATTACCTCGACGGCGAGGACGGCAAGGTGTACCTCTGCGAGCGCACGGGCGAGCAGGCGGGCGGCAAGATCACGCTGCAATACCTGCCGCACGAGCTGGTGGGGAATTATTTTAAGGCGGTGAGCGCATGACGGCGGCGTTGATTTCCGCCGCAGCGGCGGTGGTGGTGGCGCTCATCGAGGCCATCGCCGCCCGCGACCGTCGGCGCGACAAGAAGGAGCGCGAGAAAGCCACCGAGCAACAGAAGATGCAGGAGCAGCTGATGCTCAAGCTCATCGAGGGCAGCTGGGCGGCTATCGCACTGGGTGAGGCGACGGCGAAGGCGATGCAGCGTATTCCCGACGCGCACTGTAACGGGGACATGCACGCCGCACTGGACTACGCCGCCGAAGTGAAGCACAAGCAAAAAGAATTTTTGGCCGAGCGGGGAATTCACTCCATCCTCGATAACGGGGTGGCGGCATGAAAGCGCTGAAAGCCCGCTGGGACAAGATGAAAAAGCGGGACAAGTACATATCCATCGCCATTTTCAGCCTGACGTGGTACACCGTGGCGTCGCTCACCATGGCGGCGCTCGGTGTGCCGCCGCCCGACGTACTGACCGAACGATGGTTTAAGGCATGGACGACGGAGCTTGTCGTTGTGGCAGGCATCAAGATTTTCAGAAAGGACGATACGGTTTTATGAATGAATTACTGAACAAAAGAATTGCGAACCTTCTCAGCGTGAAGAGCCTTGTGACGATCGCGCTGACGGCGACCTTCTGCATCCTGACGGTGCGCGGCGCGGTCACGCAGGAGTTTAACACCGTGTACCTCATGGTCATTGCGTTCTACTTCGGCACGCAGAACGCGGCGGGCAGCGCGAAGGGAGAGTGAGCGGTGTGAATATCCGCAAATATCCGGCCAACGCGGGCAACGTCGGCGGCAAGCGCACGGCGAGCGGCATCCGCTACATCGTCATCCACTACACCGGCAATGACGGCGACACGGCGATGAACAATGCGAAATACTACGCGACGAACGTGGTAAAAACCAGCGCGCACTACTTCATCGACGCAAATGAGGTCGTGCAGAGCGTGGACGATCTGCGTATCGCGTGGGCGGTGGGCGGAAAGAAGTATCCAAGCTGCGCGCAGACGGGCGGCGGGACGCTGCACGGGCGCTGCCTGAACGCAAACAGCATCAGCATCGAGCTGTGCGACGCGAAGAAGGACAGCGTTTACGCGCCGGACGCGCGTGCCGTGGAGCGTGCGCTTGCGCTGACGCGCGAGCTGATGAAGAAGTACAACATCCCGGCAAGCAACGTGATCCGCCACTTCGACGTGACGGGCAAGCTGTGCCCCGCCTACTGGTCGGGTAAGGAAAATGCGGGCAAGTGGGAAAAGGAGTTCAAGAGCAGGCTTGCGGAGCCGGACTACCGCGAAATGCTCAAGAAGCGCGCGGGACTCGAAGAGCGAACGATGGACTATCTCGCGGCCTACCAGTACGGCGGCGACCTGATCCGCAAGCTTGCGACGATGAAGTGAAGCACGGGGCGGGAGGGCGTGCAGCTCTCCCGCCCGAAGAGAAAGGAGGGGAGGAAGTATGCCTTCCAACTGGCTATACATCGACACGAATTTTCCGTCGTTCACGCAGAAGGAGAGCGCGAGCGACAAGATCGAGACGATGCAGGACTACCTCTTCATGCTCGTCGAGCAGCTGCGCTACACGCTGCACAACTTAGACCTTTCCAACATGAACAAGGCGGCGGCCGAGGGCTTCGTCAAGACGATCACGCAGCCGATCTACGCGGAGATCAAAAACGCCGAAGGCAGCATCACGCAGCTGGGCGTAACGGCAGACGGCCTTGCCGCGCGGATCAGCAGCGCCGAGGGAAACATCACGCAACTGACGGCCACGGCGGACGGACTGAGGGCGCGCATCAGCAGCAACGAGGGCAGTATCACGAACCTGACGGCGGACGTAAACGGCATTCGCGCGCAGGTGAGCGGGAAGATCGGGGAAACGGAGGCGCAGACGCTCATCGACCAGAGCCTTAACGGGATCACGCTGGCGGCGACGAGCGACGACAGCGGCACAATCTTCCAGATTAAGAAGGATGGGGCGGTTCTTGCATCGACCGGCACATTTGACATCTACGTGGACGCGGTGAACATCTACGGCACGCTGACGGCGGAACGCCTGCAAGGCGGGTCGATCCGCATTCTGGACGATGACGGGAACAAATGCGGATACATCTATGCAAGCTATGCAAGCTCGGCGGATACAAAGATCGAGCTGGACTCAGATGCCATCGAGATCGGCGGCGACGTGGGCAGCGTGTTCATCGGCTCGGTATGGGATCGGAGCACAAGGTCGTACTACGCCTCTATCGAGGTGGACGGCAATTCCAACGAGGTACAGATCAAGGGCGACGTCATTCCAAACGCGGACGCGACCTACAGCCTCGGCAGCCGGAATTTCGTCTGGGACGCGATCTATTGCAGCACGAACGAGCTGAACGGGTCCGACCGAAACATCAAGAACAGCATCGAGGCACTGCCGGAGAAGTACGTGCGCATGTTTGAGCTCGTCGAGCCGAAACGCTACAAGCTGAACAGCGGCACGAGTGGACGCTTCCACACGGGATTCATCGCGCAGGAGGTCGAGGACGCCATGCGCGCGTGCGGCATTGACTCGCAGGAATTCGCGGGCTGGGCGGCGGCCAAGCGCAAGGACGGCAGCGAGACCTATTTTCTGCGCTACAGCGAGTTTATCCCTGTCCTGTGGGCGAAGGTGCGCGAGCAGGAAGAACGGCTGAAACGATTGGAGGAATCAGCATGAACGAAAAGATCAAGCAGGAAGCGGCGCTGGCGATGAAGTTCATCAGCAGACTGAACGTCAGCGGCGACGCGGTGGATGTGGTGGCGGCGGTGCGGCAGTCGCTTCGCAATATTGCGATGATCTGCGACGGCACGGAAGCCCCGGCGGGCGAAAAAGGCGATACGCCGGACGAAGCAAGAGGAGCGGTGAAAGATGAGACTGCCTGAGGTCCCGTATGCCGACGGCATCGGCAAGCGCGGGCAGCTGCAATTCTACGGCCTTGACCACAACCTGGGCGCAGGGGATGGCGGGCTGTGGGACATGCAAAACCTGACGAGCGACTATTATCCTGTGCTTTCGACGCGCGCAAAGCGCAAAATTTACAAGAATCTTGTAAATCCGGGCGGACTTTTCGCGTGGGATGCGCTGGCGTGGGTGGAGGGCACGGCCTTCTACTACGGCGGCGTGAAAAAAGGCGACGTGACGGCGGGCGAGAAGCGCTTTGCCGCCATCGGGGCCTATATCATCATCCTGCCGGACAAGGCGTATTACAACACGGCGTCGGGCGAGTTCGGCAGCCTTGAGAGCACGTGGAGCGGGAATAGCCTGACCTTCACGAATGGCAAGCTCTATGAAGAGAACGCGGAGGCGAACACCGTCAAAGCAAGCGGCGTCGCATGGAGCGACTACTTCAAGGCGGGCGACGCGGTGACGATCTCGGGCTGCACGAAGCACGCGGAGAACAACAAAACGCCGGTGATCCGCGAGATCGACGGCGACAAGATGTATTTCTATGAAAACGTCTTCAAGCTGGACGGCAGTGAGGGGACGACGGAATACACCGAGACGGGAAACTTGACGGTTCGACGCACGGTGCCGAACTTAGAATACCTGTGTGAGAACGAAAACCGGCTGTGGGGCTGCGACGGCCGGACGATCTACGCAAGCAAGCTCGGCGATCCCTTCAACTGGAACGTGTTCGAGGGCCTTGAGACCGACAGCTACGCCGTGGACACGGGCAGCGCGGGCGACTTTACGGGGTGCGTAAGTTTCCTTGGCTATCCGGTGTTCTTCAAGGAGGACCACATCTACAAGGTGTACGGCAGCATTCCGTCCAACTTTGAGGTGATGGGCTCGGCCACGCTGGGCGTCGCCAAGGGCAGCGGCGGGAGCCTCGCCATCGCGGGCGAGCGGCTGCTGTACCTCTCCACCTCGGGCGTGATGATCTACTCGGGCGGCATCCCGCAAAGCCTGCACGACGCCTTCGGCATGACGAGGCTGCGGAACGGACGCGCGGGGAGCGACGGCCTCAAATACTACCTGAGCGCGCAGGACGAGGCGGGGGACTGGAAGCTCTACGTCTACGACACGCGCAAGGGCATGTGGCACATCGAGGACAAGACGCACGCGACGCACTTCTGCCGTTATCAGGGGAATACCTATTTCCTGACGGCGGAGGGCGAGATCGCGCTGACGGGCAACATCCTCGACGCGCCGGAGGGCTGCAAGGACGAGGATGACTTCACGTGGTTCGCCGAGACGGGCGACTTCACGGAAAAGGGCTCGAGCCAAAGTACGAGCTACGACGGCGTGAAGAAGAGCATCGCCAAGCTGTGGGTGCGCATCGAGGTCGCGGTGGGCGCCGAAGCAAAGGTGCTGATGCAGTTTGATTCCGACGGGAAGTGGGTGCAGGCCGGGCAAACGCTGAAACCGGAACGAAAGCGCAGCTATTACCTGCCCATCGTGCCGCGGCGCGCGGACCATTACCGCATCCGCATCGAGGGCAAGGGCGAGTGCCGCGTCTATTCGATGGTCCGCGAATACTACGCGGGCAGCGAGCTCAAGAGCACGCGCGGACCACAGTAAAATTCAAGCAGAGAGGAGAAGAAAATGGCGTATACATACGATGACTTTCAAAAGGCGGCGAGCGGCAGCAATGTGAATTTTTCGCAGTACGATCTCGACCTTGCGAAAAAGTACCCTGAGTTCGGCATGAGCGCGCTCGACCTCAAGAAGCAGTACGCGGGCGCGACGACGGCGGAGCAGCGCGCGCTCATCAACGCCAAGGCGAACCAGCTGCGCAGCAGCTACGGCAATTACACTGCCGGCGCGGATGGCAGCCAGTACGTGAGCGACGGCAAGTACGCCCAGGGTATCGACGACACGCTCGATAAGATCGGGTCGTTCGGCTCGTTCAGCTACAAGGACGCGCCGACCTACGAGAACCGCTACCAGCAGAAGCAGCAGGAGCTCTTGGACGCGGCACTGAATCGCGATCCATTCTCGTGGAGCAAGGAGACGGATCCGCAGTACGGCAGCTACAAAAAGACGTATCTGCGCGAGGGGGAGCGCGCGACGGCAAACGCCCTTGCACAGGCGAGCGCCGCGAGCGGCGGGAGGCCGAGCTCTTACGCCGTGAGCGCGGCGACGCAGGCGGGCGACTACTACGCGACGAAGATCTCCGACGTGATCCCAACGCTCTACCAGCAGGCCTATGAGCGATACCTCAAGGACTACCAGATGAAGCTCAGCGACCTGAACGCGGTGAACCAGCAGGAACAGCTGGACTACGCGAAGTATCTCGACCAGCTGGGGCAGTTCAACGCCGACAGGAACTTCGACTACAACAACTACCTCGGCGAGTACGGCCGCTTGCAGGACTACCTCGGCAATTTGCAGGGGCAGGACAACACGGAGTACAACCGCTATCTCGGCGTGCTGGACGAGATCAGGGAAAAGCAGCAGCAGGATCAGGAGCTCAGCCGGTCGCAGGTCGACGCGATGCTGCAAGCAGGCGCGTCGCCGAGCGCGGGGCTCATCGGCAAGAGCGGGTACGAGAGCGAGTACGTCAAGGCGCTCGAGAACTACTACAAGCAGCAGGCAGCGCAGGCCGCGGCGAAGACGAGCGGCGGAAGCGGCGGGACCACGAGGCGGTCCGGCGGGACGAGCGGCGGGTCGAACATGAGCCTGACGACCGCAAAGGCGATGGCGAAGGCTGGACAGCTGACGCAGGAGGTCGTGAACGTGCTGAAAAAGAACGGCTTCAACGACGATTACCTCGCGTCGGAGTACGGCTATACCGGAAGCGGCAGCGGGAGGATGACGTTCGGCTACGATCCGGACGAGGGCATTTTTACGTGGAACGGATACCGGTTCAATTCGCCCGAGGCGTTTGCGGCGGCGCTGGACCGCGCGGCGCTGACGGACGAGGAGAAGGCCGAAATTTCCCGAAAGCTGAAAGCCAACGGATTCAACATCACGTTTTGATGAGGTGACGATATGGCAATTAAGATCACACAAATCAAGCCCGAGGGCGCGCAGAAAAGCGCGCCCTCGGCAAAAGACTATTCAGGGGAGAAAAAGGGAAGCAGCGGCAGCGCCGTGAGCGGCAGCAGCGGGCGCATCCAGATTACGAAGATTCCCGGGGCGGAGAAGCAGCGCAGCATCGCCGCGAGCAGGAAGACGACGCGCGAGACCGAGCACACGGACGAGCTGGACAAGCAGACCACACCAAGCACCAGCCGACAGGCGAGCAAGCAGACCTTCGGGCAGCGGGTGCTCAAGGGCATTGAAAGCGGTCTTGTCTCCGAGGGCGCGAACCTTGCAAACCTCGGCGGCGTGGCGACGGACCGGCGCGGCGGCACGGAGATGAGCGGAGTTTATCGTAGGCAAGCGGAAACGCTTGACAAGCAGATTGCGGCGCTGGAAAAGACGCTGAAAGACCCGACGATGACGGCGCAGGACATCAAGGAGACGAACGAGGCTCTTGCGATCGCGCGCAGCGAGCGCGAGAAGTACAGCAAGGTCATCGAGAGCGGCGAGAAGACGGCGAGCAGCCTGTACGATACGGCTGACAAGGGCTATTCCTTTGCGCAAAAGCTGAGCGAGGAGAGCACGGCGGGGACGAAGGGCATCAAAAAAGGTGCACTGAGCATCGTTCCGGCGGCGACGCAGATCGGCTTGCAGACGGCGGAACGCATGGTCGCGCCGGGCATGGATGTCGCGGGGCGCGCGCTGTCCGTGGCCGGCGGGAACGCGACGGACTACCGCCGCAAAGCGGGCGAGCAGTACGACGCGGAAAAGGCGACGCTGCGCGCGACGGTATCGGCGCTCGGCGTGGCGGCGGGCGGCGCGCTCTCCAAGGGCGTGAACGCGGCGGGGCTCAAGCTGCTGCGCGCGGCAGGAAAGCAGAATTACGTCCTGCCGAACATCGCACTCGGCGGTGCATCGGCGGTCGGCTATGCGGCGGGCGAGACCGGCGCGAGCGAGCTCTCCAAGGCAATGACCGACGAAGACTACGCGCCGGACTGGAAAGCTATCGGCGAGACAGCGCTGACGGCCTTTGCCTTCGGCGCGATCTCGAGCGCCATCAATGCCGCTGCCATCACGGGGCGCAACAAGAAGTACATGAACGAGCTGAACGACGCGGTGAAGGAGCGCTACGACTACGCAAAGCGCATCATCGAGGACCCGCGCGCGACGGTGGAGCAGAAGGCGGCGGGCGCAGAGTCCGTTATGAACGCAGCGGACAAGATGCGCGGCGCGCTCGACGAGCTTCAGGTGGTGGGCGCGCAGAAGGAAGTGGACGCGATGCGGGAATTCCTGCTGAGCATCTACGGAGAAATGCTGCCTTACACCAACGTCAACGCAGGCAGCATCGGAACGGGTGCATCCGGCCTTGCGCCGGTCACGCCGGTCGGCGGGGGTATTGCACCCGCGCAGACGGGCGGCGGCATGAGCGCCATGCAAGAAAACGCGCCGACGGCGCCGATCTCTCCACGCGCGCCGGGCGCCGCGGCAGTGATGAAGAACACCGAACCGGTGCCCGCGCCAACCGTCGGGCAGCAGAACACCATGCCCGCACAGTCTGCGGCGACGCCTGAGAGCGCGCAGGGCATGGGCGAGGGTAATTTGACGCCAACACAGCCGAACGCCGCACAGGGCGCAGCAGAGGGCAAAGCGGACGCGCTGGACGCGGGCAAGCGCGTCAATCTTCTTGAGTACAGCAACGAGCAGAACGCGCAGAAGGTTGAAGACGGACTGAAAGACGGCACACTGGCCGTGGACGCGAAAGAGAACATCTATCGCGTGAATGAGGATCAGCACATTGACCGGCGCGACAGCGCGAGCGTGGGCGAGCGGAGCGTGAACGCCTTCCAGTTCGACCACCCCGAGCTGCACAGCTATTACGCAGATGCGGCGGCGGTCCTACAGGAGGAAATGAGCTTTGCCCAAAAGGGTGGCGAGCTCATCCGCCGGACGAGCCGCGAGGCGGGCGACGACGAATACATCCGCACCAAGCGTGGCGTGAGCGAGCGCATCGCACGGCTGCTGGATGACGAGGGCGTGCGCTACGATGACATCGACCGCTCGCTCGACGCGATCATCCATAACCATGGGCAGGAAAACTTCGCGGCGGCGAAGCGCGTGGAGCTGCTGCTGGACGACATGCTGACAAACGGCTATACAGATATCCACGGGCAGCACATTGCACCGAACGAAGAATATATTGCAGCAAAGAAAGCCATCCCCGGCGCGGACATGAGCGAGCGGACACATGAAGAGCTCCCGATCTACGACATGCCGGAGGGGCGGAACGGAGGAATCTATGGACGACAGGAAGAAAATGCCGGAGCGCCTGAGCCTGCCGAAGGCACCGGGCAGCGTGCCGATGCCGTGGCAGCGGAAAACGATCTACACGGTGGAGACAGAGGACGGCGACCTTCTGAGCCTGGGGCCGGAGGAGCTGGCGAATTACGCAGCACGACAGCGGAAGGACGGCGCAGAAACCGAGAGCTGACGCAGCAGCGCCGAGAGATCGCGTGGGAGCAGCCACTCACGAGTGCGGCGGCACTGGGCGTGCAGGGCGGCACGAGCGACGAGACGCTGCACGTGCTGCCAGAGGAAGACTGGGACGACGAGCTGCGCGGCTTTTCGGACTGGGCACGCGGCAAGGGCGTGAAGCGCGTGACGATGGTGACGGGCCTTTTGCAGGTCGAGACCGAGAATGGGCCGGTCGGCGTGCGCGGCATCATCAACCGTGAGAGCGGCGAAATGGTGCTGCGCGTGGACGGCGAGAAGCGCACGGCGTCGGAGATCGGCAAGCACGAGGTCGGGCACCTCATCACGGAAGAAGAAAACGTGCGCGCCTTCATGGAGACAGTGCGCGGCGGCGCGGACTGGCGCGGCATCTACGAAGTCTATGAGCGCTGCTATGAGCCGCTGACGAACGGCTATGTCGGCATGACGGCGGAAGAGCGCGAGCTCTACGTGTGGGAAGAGATCATGGAGGATGCCTACGCAGGCATCGACAGCTACGGCCAGAGGGCGAGCCGCTACCACGAGCAGGCGGTCGACGCGATCGAACGCGCGGCGGAAGCGGCGGAACATCCGGCGAGCAAGTCGGAAGGCCTGACGCTGCGCGCGGTGGATGAGGTAAAGAGCAGAGGACCGCCTGAGAAATACAGCGTCCAGCGCACACAGGATATCCCGTATCAAGAGCAGATTGACGCATTCTACGAGGGCGATTCAAAAACCGTTGGCAGAAGCGACGATATTTACGTAACAGGCGCCGACGGATCACCGGATGCGCTCGGGCTCGGCGGCAAGCCATTCTTCATGCTCAAGCGCAATTTGCAGAAGATCACCAGAAAAGAGGGTGCGAACAAGAACTATTCCGCCCACGGGATTGGAGAAGATATCATTCGCGACCTGCCGGATATGCTGAAAGATCCTGCAATGATTATTGTCGAGGGCGACCGAATTTCGGTCATTCCCGGACGCACAGTCGATACAGCGCGCGAAAAAGCCGCCCCGCTCTTGATCGGGATCAACCCGAACGGAAGCGTGGACGGCAGAAGCGCGTATGAAATTAAAACCATATATGGCAGAGAGGGCTTTGCGAACTGGATAGGCCTGCGCGCGAAGGACAGCAAAATTATTGCCGGAAACAAAAATAAGGCTACAGCGTTACTCCGCAATGTCGGTATTAAAATTACCGAGCCGGTGGCATACGCTGCTGACCTTACGAGCGCGATTTTATCACAGAGCCAGGGCGATGTCAAGTCGCCGACGCTGGGCGATGAAATCCGCAGGCAGATCATGGGCGAAGAGACGGAACCGTTCAAGACCGGAGAATCGTCCGCAAAGGACGTCGATACCGGCGGTGCCGCCTCTTCTGCGGAAAGTGTATCTGAAAACGGCGGGAACGTCAAGCCGAAGACGCGCTTTTCGTTGGATGAGCCGGTCGAGGAGACGAAGACGCTCGTCGCCATGCACAACATGACCGAGGAGAAGCTGCGACGCACGCTCGACATCGGAGCATGGCCCGCGCCCTCTATCGCCATTGTCAAGGCGAAAGACGGGCACACCAACTATGGCGAGTATTCCGCCGTCTTCCCGCGCGAGACCATCGACCCGCAGAGAAGCAGCAAGAACAAGGTCTACGGAGGGGACGCCTGGACGCCGACGCGCAGCAACGCGCGCGTGGAATACGAGGTCGACCAGAGCAAGGCGAGAGCGCTCGAGCGCGAGATTGACAGACTGTCGAGCGAGTTCGCGGGCGGCGTGTTTCAAAATAGCAGCGTTATCGGAGCGGCGGGCGTGAACGAAGTGACCGAATTGAGCCTTGATGACATCGCCGAGCGCCTCGCGAAATACCCGGCCGTGCAGGCTGCATACTTACAGAGCAAGGGCGAATCGCTCGAACCCGTCTACAAGGAAAAGAAGTTCGACAGCCTGGGCAACGACGTGTTGCGCCAGTATATCGACCGCGTGGGCATGCAGGAAGTGGCACGGCTTTGCGTGGAGATGGAGACGGGCGGCAGGCTCGACGAAAGCGCACTGAACGCTGCGCGCGAGGTCATCGTGGACGACTGGGCAAAGCGGAACGCGCGGCTGCTTGAGCGGAGAGCGGAGAACCGGGACAAGCTCATCGCCGTGCAGAAAAACAGGCTGGAAGACTGGCGCATTGAAAAGTTCATCCGAAACGCCGAGGCGTATATCGAGCAGAACGGTACGAGCGGCGACGAGGTCGACAAAGAGGCCACGTCGGCGAAGATGTACAGCATGATCGCGCCAAGCGGAAGCTGGGGCGACGCAGAAAAGACCGTGCAGCAGTGGGTGAGACCGCGGCTGGACGGGATGCTCGGGAAGCCGGGCATCTACAACGGAAAAGACCCGTACACAGAAAACGGCAGAAAGCCGTTCAAGGAGACGCACTGGGGCTATACGGCGGAAAATATTGTGCGCGCGATGAACAATGCGAGTGACCGCGGCGAGGGCATGTGGGGTCTGACCGGCGGGACGCTCACCGCAACGTCGGCACCGCAGTATGACAGCGTCGATGCGATCCACGCGGACGAAGAGAGACTGCGCGCAGAGAGCGACGACGTACATGAAAAGCGGCTGCGCGACCTCGACATCGAGATCGACCGCGTCGTGGACGATCTGCTGCGAAGCACAAAGGCACACAGCGACAGCGAGTACGAGGAGCGGCACATCCTGGAAGATGTGCTTGCGGAAGCTGCAAAGGGTGAGCATTCTCCGGCGGCGATCAAGCGGTCGTTTGCAAAGGACGGCTATGCCATCAAAGATGGGAATGCGAGGTCGATCATGCGGCTATTCGACATTGCCGCGAAGATCCCGGTCGGCTACTTCGAGGCCAAGCCGCAGCGCGTCGTCGGCTTCGATGAAGCGCTTGCCGTTGTCGCGCCGGATGATGCGCCGGGCGACCTCTTGAGCGCGATGCGCGATGCGGGCATGAACGTCGTGGAGTACCGCGCGGGAGACGACGCAGACCGCCTTGATAAGATCAACAGCATCAAGAACGTGCGTTTCTCGGCGGAGGATGAAGACGGCGGCAAATACCTCACAGGCCTCGACGACAGGTCGATCGAAGAGCGGAAGAAGAGCATCTCGCTCGATGAGGCGATCAATGAGCTTTATCGACAGAAGGGGTTTTCGTACCGGTTCTATTCCAGCGACGACCCAATGTCCCGCGCCGGATATGCGATGTTCGCCGACGAACCGGATAGAGTCGGAAGCGGATACGGAGGCGACGAAAAGAGAGCATTCTCCGTAGAGGAATCTTCCCTGACGGACATTTCCGACATCAAGGAAAAGATCATTGAGGCGCGCCACAATACAGACGAGAATACACCTTGGGAGCTGGAAGACTATGAGGACGTGAGCGATGACAGCTTTGCAGAGCTGTTCGACCCAGAAGACATCGTTGACAGCGCTGCCGCTTACGACGACGAAAGCCTTGTATCGTGGCTGTGGAATAACGTTCTGGAACCGAATGACATTGCCGGCGTAAAGACGAGTGATGGCGCGGTAGCGTTTTCGCCGGACATCATCAAGCGCAACCTCGCGGCGGAGATCGCATTCGGCAGGAGCAACGGGGACGACGTCAGGTTCTCGGCGGAGGGCGAGGGCGGCGAGTGGGACAAGGAGCTGGCGCGGATGCCGCAAAGTGTACAGGAGGCCGTGCGGCGCGTGAAGGATGAGCGCAGCAAGAAGCCGAACATGCAGGAATTTCCGAATCTGGACGCCTATCTTTCCGGCAGGAGCGCGCAGCAGGCGGCGGAAAAGGCCGAGCGGCTGCGCGACAAGGGCAAGGACGAATTCAAGGGCACGGAAGCGCTTGAGAAGCTGGGCGTGAAGATCGAGAACAGCGCGGGCGATTACAGCAACGTTGAGCAGCTTATCGCGAACGACCGAGCAGCGAAGACGATCCAGCGCGAGACGCGCAAGGCCATCAAGCGCCTGGGCGCGACGCCGAAGGAGCAGAATTTCGCGCTGAACATCGCATCCGGACTGTACGACGAGGCAGATATCCCGGCGACGATGAACCGCGGCAAGGTGGTAGAGCTGGCCGACTATTACAGCGCCGAGCAATCTATGTCGACCGACTTCATCCGGCAGCGCCGCGCGGAGATCAACGAGAACCTGCAGGAGAAGATGAAAGACCTCTTCGACGAGCACTTTGACGGCGAATTCACCAAGGAGAAAAGCGGCAAGGGAATTTCGCCGGAGAGCGGCTTCGCCCTGTACCACCGCACGCCGCAGCGCAGCATGCGCGCGATCTTCGGCTGGAAGCGAGGGGAGAAGATCAACGAGGCGATCTTCGAGCCGGTCTACGTCAACGAGCAGGAGAGAAAGCGCTTCGTCAACCGAATGCACGACGAGGTGCGCACTTTCAAGGGCAAGGACGGCAAGGATGAGGCGCTGACGCAGCGCGAGCGGGCGCTGGCGCAGCTCTCCATCGAGGGCAAGGCCGTCGAGGAGATGGTCGGCAAGAGCGAGATCAAGCAGCAGATCATCCACGCGGCGGAAAACCTGCTCGACGGTGCAGAGATGAAAGACACGGCGCAGGAGTTTGGTCTGCACGGCAAGGAGGAGCGCGAGCTGGCACAGCGATACGCGGACTGGCTCGAGACGAAGAGGGAGCTCGACAGCGGCGAGGTCGACCGCGTGAGGGTCGAGAACGCGGCGGCGAAATACAGCGGGCTCTACAATGAGTTCTACGCTGCAATCAACGACTTCCTCGTGGCGCACGGGTACGAGCCCATCGGCTTTATCAAGGGCTACGCGCCGCACTTCCAGCCAGAGGCGGAGAGCGGCAAGCTCGAGCGGGCGCTCAAGGCCATCGGCGTTGATCTGGGCGCCGAGGTCGGCAAGCTGCCAGCGAGTATCGCGGGATTGACGAAGGAATTCAAGCCGAACAAGCGGTACAATCCCTTTTTCCAGCACCGAAACGGCAAGAGCACGGACTATGACATCCAGAAGGGCTTTGAGAAGTACGTCGACTATCTGAGCGACGTGCTGTATCACACGGACGATATCATGCGCACGCGCGCAGCGTCGAAATACTTCCGCAAGAAGTATGCGCCGGACGAGATCAGCGCGCAGATCCAGCAGGCAGAAGACCTGAAATTCGCGACGGCGGAGGAGAAAGAGCTGTTCCTAAAAACGAATGGCATCATTGACAGCAGCGCAAAAATGAGCTATCAAGCCATGAACCAGGCGATGGAGAAGTACACCGACAGCCTATTCGATGACGTGACGCAGACGACGAAATACGGCGACCTTGTCACATGGCTGGATGACTACGCGAACAAGCTGGCGGGCAAGCAGCTGTTCAACGACCGCAGCATGGAGCGCGAGGTCGGGCGCATGTCGCTGAACGTGGGGCGCAAGCTCGTGAGCACGTTTGCCCGCGCGAACGTGGCGGGGAACCTCTCGTCGGCGCTGAACCAGACGGCACAGCTGCCGATGATCGCGGGCGAGCTGGGGCCGAAGTACGTCGCCGAGGCGATCGGAGACATCGCGAGCGGAAAGGCGAAGGGCGACTTCGCCGACAGGAGCGACTTTCTGACGGAGAAACGCGGCATTCGCTACCTGACGAGCACGAAGGGCGACAAGTTCACGGCGGCGCTGTTCTGGCCGCTTGAGCGGATGGACTATTTCGTCAGCTCGATCGCGGTGCGCGGCAAGTACCGCAAGGAGCTCGCCGAGGGCAAGAGCGAGAAAGACGCCCTGCGTGCGGCGGACCGCTGGGGCCGCGACATGATGGGCTCGCGCTCGAAGGGCACGGCACCGCTGACATTCCAGTCGAAAAACCTTATTTCGCAGATGGTGAACCTGTTCCAGGTGGAAGCGCTGAACAGCTGGGAGCACGTGACGCAGGATCTCTTTGGGCCCGGGCTGCGCGAGATGGAGGAGAAACTGGGCAAGAAGGAAGCCTCGCGGCGGCTGGCAGGCATCATCGTCGGCACGCTGCTCGGCGCGTTCATCCTGAACCGCGTGGACGAGGAGCTGTACGGCGGCACACCGGCGCAGTTCGACGTGCTGGGCCTGCTGACTGGCTTTCTGGCGTCCGGTAACGGACTGAGCACCAACGAGCAGCTGGGCGTGTGGGTCGACGACGTGTGGCAGAAGATGACCGGCGAGCGCCTGTTCGGCACAGATGAAGATGCGGGCAACGACGAATTCAACCTTGCGGCGGCGGCAGAGGACACGATCTACAACGTCAGCAACGACGTTCCGTATGTGCGCAACGTGTCCGGCCTGTTAGGCCTGGGCGACCAGACGTTGCCGATGCCGGATATCTACGGCACGGCAAAGGGAATCGGCAGCGCCGTTTCGGACGCCGCGTCCGGCGACACAGAGGGATTCGGCAGCGAGATCATGCGGCAGCTCATGGGCATTGCGGGCGACACGCTCCCCGGCGGTCGGCAGCTTGAGAAGACGGCGCAGGGCGCGGAGACGCTGGCACGCGGCGGCACGTATAAGGGAAGCGGCGACAATGAGCGGCTGCAATACGCAGTCAATCCCGATTTTTCGACCGTGCTGCAAGCGATGCTGTTCGGCAGAAACGCGCTGAGCGAGGCGCGTGACTTCTATGCAGCGAACGACGGCGGACTGAGCGCGTCGCAGACGCGGACCTATCAGGAACTCGTCGACATGGGCGCGGACCGCGAGGTCGTCTACGACGCGATACAGAAGTGGCGCAAGATCGACAAGGACGACAGCCTGACCGACGGCGAGCGTGAGGCAGCGCAGTTCGAGCTCGTCCGCAAGCTCAAGCTGACGAACGAGCAGAAAGAGCGGCTGCACGATGACCTGTCCCGCTCGTCGAGAAGCTATGCGGCGGCGCAGGAGGCGCAGAAGCAGGGCATCAGCGCCGAGACCTATGCCAAGTACAAGGACGCGACGGCCGATCTGACCGCCGACAAGGACGAGAACGGCAAGGCCATCAACGGCAGCAAGAAGGCGAAGGTGCTGGACGCGATCGACAAGATGCAGCTGAGCAAGAAACAAAAGGACTGGCTGTATCTCGACGCGGGGTACAGCGAGAAGGACGTCGGAAAAGCACCGTGGAATAGCTGAGAATAAGAGAACACCCCGAGCCGGGAGGCTCGGGGTGTTGCTTTCTATTTTTTACGTATTCCGGCGGCTTCACACCGAGAAACATATCCTTTTATATAGTCAGAAAATACTTGCGCAATAGAAAAAGATTTTTCCGCGTTCGGTTCATCGCTCATCAACTCTTGGAGCGAAAAGGACAACTCGGAAAGAGCATTCGGAGCCTTGCGACTATAGGCAAGAAACATTTCATCAGCAGCAATTTTCATGTTGTCATCTACAATGGCGGCATCTTCTTTAGAGGCAGTGCAAAGCAAAGATATTTCGCTCATAATGCGAATGGAATCAGAACGGGGAGTTTTCAAGAAGACTTCACTAACGGCGGTCAAAGCACCGACCGCAATAAAATAACCATCATCGCACACATAGCGCTGGTTGGGACACGAAAATATTTTGCGAAGATAGTTCGCGTATTCGACAGTCAAATAGAAAGAAACATCATAGCTGGATAGAGCGGCAGGGATTCCTTTATATACACTGACCTCGGCGGAATAGTAGTCACAAAGTTGTTCAAATACCCAAGGATTAACGCCATCGGGAGGGTCGACATTCTCACCGCGAGGGTGAGTGGCAAGACGGCAGGCAAGAATTTGTTCGCCCACCGAGACGTTGTATTTCTTTATGAAACCAAGCGTTTTTTCGCGAATCTTCATTGCGGCTGTCATATTCTCGGCTAAGTGCTCAAATTTAGACTGAGCGGCGGCCCTCGCTCGGCGCAGGCAATCTTCATCAAAAGATTTCTTCCAGGCATAGAAGTCTTCACGATTCGCAATGGCCTTATTCGTAAACGTGTCTTTTAGGCCGGCATCTGCGAAGAAACAAGTCCATTCTTTTTCGTTTCGTTCGCGTTCTTCGGCGATACCGGCAAAGAGGCCATTCTGATAAGCTGTTTCGACATCCGCTTCCGTTATTGCATCTTTTTGTAAAGGCAAAAACTTACCACAGGCGCAAAAGAGTTGCGAGACAGGGACGAGAGATCCGCAGGCGGTGCAGGTTTTGAATTGGCGCTCGGCAGAAGCTCCGCTGAACCGATATCCACAGTCACATTTCGACCGCAGGTACGGCAAAATTTTATGGCACTCGGGGCATTCGTGGTAGCGCTTGACTTTCACAAAGATCCCTCTTTCGTTTTTTATTTCGGCGGGAGCATAGGGACACCATATAGGAATTTTTGCGGTTTGTCAAATGCGAAAGGAAAAGCAGGGTTCACGACCCTGCCTTCTTGATTGCCTGCTCGATTAAATTTTCGACGTAATTCGAAACGCTGCGGCCTTCCGCTTCGGCGGCGGCTTGCAGCTCTTTCTTTAGCCCCGGTGTAAGACGAATTTCGAGACGATCTGTTTTTGGCATCTGCGCTCTCCTTTACTTAGCAGCCCGCGCCCTGTCGTAGGCCAAAGACCAAACGCCCTGCTGCTGCATAGACAGGCACGTGTCAAAACAATCCTGCACCGTCTCGACGTCGAGCTTTTCAAACTGCTCGGCGATAAGCCTCTCAATTTCCGGCGTGCTCGCGTGCATGTCGTTCATCTTTTTGATGTAGAGCTGCACCATTTTCAGCGGGAAGCGCTGGGCGTTTTCAACGTCCGTCAAATTTCGCCCGCCCGTTGCGCTCCAGCAGGCCGCGAAGATAATTGCAGCGGCCTTCACCTGTTCGTCTGTCAGAGTGCGTACCGTGTTGTTGGTTTCCATGTTATCCCCTTTCTGCCTTCCGGCTATCTATCGCTTGACCTGATTGCATTGTACGGCATTTGTACGTACAAGTCAAGAGAGCGGAATGGACAAAGACGCATAACGAATCGTGCGCAGAACGCGGTTTGTCAAATTTGGCATAAAGAAAGCGCCTCGCAACAAGGCGCTTTCTTTATGGATAAATGAGATATCGGCCTACAGATCGGAAAAGCTGAGGTTTGTCAAATCGCCGGTCATGCAGTATAATGAATAGGCATCTGACGCGAAGAGGAAGAAATTGATACTAACGGCCTAAAACTGTGTATTATGACAGGTTAAGAAAAGGCCAAAAAACAGAAAAAACACATGCATTGCAACGGAGTATGTGAGAATTCCGGTATAGCTGGGCAATGAAGTTTATGTAAGAATTAAGAAACAATCGCTGTTTTTGTTTGAAAACGGCTGATACAATGACCAACATGAGGTGAGAAAATGTACAACATTCTGATTTGTGACGACGAACAGGACATTGTTAACGCGCTCAAGATCTATCTCTCCGGCGGGGACTACTGCCTGTTTGAGGCGAGCAACGGGCGCGAGGCGCTGGAGGTTGTGGAGAAGAACGACATCCATCTGATCCTGATGGACATCATGATGCCCCAGCTCGACGGCATCGCCGCGACGGCGAAGCTGCGCGAAAAGAGCAACGTGCCCATCATCCTGCTCACGGCCAAGAGCGAGAGCAGCGACAAGGTGCTGGGGCTCAACATCGGCGCGGACGACTACATCACAAAGCCCTTTGACCCCGTCGAGGTGCTGGCGCGCGTGCGCTCTCAACTGCGCCGCTACACGCAGCTGGGCGCGAAAAAGGAAGAGGAGAAGCCGAACGTCTACACCGTCGGCCCAATCGTGCTCGACGAGGAGAAAAAGAGCGTGACGGTCGACGGCGACGAGGTCGCGCTCACGCCCATCGAGTTCAACATCCTGCGGCTGCTGATGAAGAACCCGGGACGCATCTATTCCTCCGCCCAGATCTACGAGCTGGTGTGGAAGGAGGATTCGCTGGGGGCGGAGACGTCGGTGAGCGTGCACATCCGCCACCTGCGGCAAAAGCTCGAGATCAATCCCTCCGAGCCGCGCTATCTGAAGGTCGTGTGGGGGCTGGGGTATAAAATGGAGGACAAGAAATGAAGGCTGCGTGGATACGCAATTTCTGGACAAAGACGGTCGCTTTTTTGCTGGCGGCGGTGCTCGTGCCGGTCATCCTCACCTATGTTGTGGGGCTTGTCTACTCCTACGGCGGCATGGGCCGGGACTTTTACACGAGCAACCTCTGCCTGAATGCGGTCGGCAAAAAGACGTGGGAGATCTGCGACGACTATATCGCCATGGAAGGCGGAAACTATGATCTCGACAAGATCTACTCCAAGGGAGACAGCTACAGCAACATTCGCTTCCGTGTGACGGACGAGCAGGACAAGGTGGAGTTCAGCAACGTCAGCGACGGTGATACCTTCTGCTACAGCACCGTTTATGTTGACAAGACCTTTGATGTCTACCTTGTGAAGGGCCTTCCCGCACAGGACGATATCTACTGGGCGAAGGTATTTTACGATAAGGCGGAAAACTGGGGGCAGAACGCCCTGGAGCTGCTCATCCTCTTCGGCGCGATGGAGCTGTTCCTGCTCATCTTCCTCGCCCGTACGGCGGCGCGGCGCGAGGACGGCGAATTGCAGGGGGGATGGCAGGAAAAGATTCCCTTCGACCTCTATCTTCTTGTCGACGGCACGATCATTGCGCTGCTGTGCGTGGCGGTGAACGAGGTCTACTCCTATGTGAGCTTCTACACCCCGCCCTACGATGTGCTGCTGTTGGGGATGAGCTTTGCGCTGGCGGTGCTCGTCTTTGCCGCGTGGGTGACGTTCTGTGCGCGCGTCAAGGTGGGCGGGCTGTGGAAGGGAACGCTCATCTATAAGGTGTTATGCCTGTGCTGGAAGATCGTCAAGTGGTGCTGGGGCGTGCTCTGCGCCTTCTGCCGCGGCGTTGTGGGCTTTTTGCACGCCATCCCGCTCGTCTGGCGCACGGTGGTGGGCTGCTTCATCGTCGGTGTGATGATCTGCCTGATGGCGGACCAGTTTTATTACAGAGGCGGGCAGCTCATCGCGTTCCTGTTTATCCTGTCCATCGCGGTGTGCCTGTTCTCCATCCAGCTCCGCAAACTCCAGAAGGAGGGCGAAGCCCTCGCCGCGGGCGATATGAGCGCGCAGGTGGATACGAAGTGGATGTACTGGGACGTCAAGCGCCACGCCGAAAACCTCAACTCCATCGGCGACGGCATGGCGATGGCCATCGACAAGCAGCTCAAAAGCGAGCGGCTCAAAACGGAACTTATCACAAACGTTTCGCACGACATCAAGACGCCGCTCACGAGCATCATCAACTA